TATAACGCAAGCAGAGATATGTGAGACATTGGACATTAAAAAGAGCTACGCGTCACGTTCTGTTAAAAAGCTGATCGATTTAAAGGTGATAGCTAAACATTCAAGTAAACACTATATGCTGAATCCTCAGTATACGATACGTAATGTAAATGATGATTACTTTGGTTTGGCAGATAAATTTGAGAAATTAATAAAGGAGGACAATGATGAAGACAATAGATAAACAACATTTTATTATTGTAGGTTACGAGTTGGGTGCGGGGTTGGCGGAAGGCAACCTGCATGAGACTGTAGATGTTGTCTGTGATTGTCTTCATCCTGATAACACTGTAGATCCTATTATTGATGAGCTTATTACTAAAAAAGATATAAAGGAACTAATAGAACAGCAGTTTATAAAACGAAGAGGAGATTGCTATATTGCGAATCCTTTGTTACTATACTGTGTCGATGACGATTATTTTTTGGACGAAAAGCGGCATGCTGCGCAAATTAAGGCAGCTAAGCTTTATTATGGGATTGAGCGATAATGGAATTAGTTAAAGAAAAGGGTCTGGCAGTGCTAACTAAAGAGCAACTGCAAGCGAGTATGCCTAAAAAATTCAGGCACAATGTCACTGATGAGATGATTGACTTCATTAATACTACAGAAGGTGATGAGTTTAGGGACATCTACAAAGAGAACCTGGTCGGCTTCGCTGATGTGATTGAGGGCGGGCGCTATAAGATGTTAGATTACATTAACGCTGTTAAGTTTGTTAGTTATAAGTTAATCGGGGACTCTAATACGATAGCTTACGCTAAAACGTTTCCTGACCGTTACCAGCGATTAGTAGATAAGAACACGCCTATGAAAACGATTTCATCGTTTTCTACGGCTTATAACAAGGGAGACCTTGTTCATAAGATATTAGAAAGGACTTTGGTGCCTGTTCATATTCTTAATATGGATATACATCAAGAGGCGATTAACACTCAAGCGGAGCTCATGCGTAGTGCTAAAAGTGAGACTGTGCGTCAAAAAGCGGCTGAGTGCTTAATTATGCAACTGAAAGCGCCTGAGGCGGCAAAGATTGAAGTTGACGTTAATTATAGCAATTCTTCAATTGATGATCTCCGAGAGACTACTAGGGCGTTAGCGCAACAACAATTACAAATGATAAAGAGTGGTGCTGTAACAGCAGAGCACGTTGCGCATAGTGACATTATTGCTAGGAAGAAGGTAAATAGTGTTGAAACTGATTATGAGGAGATTTCTAATGAAAATTCTTAATTTAATGTTATTAGTACTATTTCTTACAGGGTGTAGTGCGCTAGAAGAAAAATTAGCAGAACCGCCCCCTTTTTATACATGTGAAGCAACTGAATCATTACTTATATGTGATTCAGCAGACTTAACAGAATGTGATGGATATTTAAAAGATAAGCCTATAATAATAGAGGAGATAGAGTTATGAAAACAAAAGCGGCAAAAGTACATACACCCGTTCCCGCTAAAAAATGTGTACACACATTTAAGTGTATGTTCAATAGTGACTGTGAAGCATTAGCAAAAGCTGAACTTTCAGATATGACTCCAGAAGAGTTAGAATTGAAAGGACGGACCTATGGTATTGAGCTAGATAGACGTAAATTAAAATCAACTTTAGTCAATGAGTTATACGAGGTAATGTGAAACTAGAAAAAAAGACAGTAGAAGATTGGCTAAATAACATTAGCTACGACATCGATCCGAATTATGTACCTAGTGAATTCGCCCTCGAGTTTGTTAGTTTCATAAAGCTTGTAAATGGGGAGCGGGGGGAAGAAAATAAGACCCCCGTCATCCATTACAAGATGTTAGACAATATTACAGGTAAAACACAGAATACTGTCAATATGTGCTCACGTGGATTAGCGAAGACTACAATTTTATCTGAATATCTAATTCTATATTTGGCTGTATATGGCTCTATTCCAGGGTTTGGGGATGTAGATTATGGGCTATACATATCAGATTCTATAGAAAATGGTGTAAAAAAGATGCGTTACAGGCTAGAAAGACGCTGTACGTACAGTGAATTCCTTAAAACTTACCTACATTCGTTCAGATTTACAGATATTAGGTGGTATTTTAAGAATAAACAAGGAAAAGAGATGGTTATAACGGGTCACGGTGCCAAAACTGGCGTTCGTGGAACAGTAGAGCTAAACACGAGACCACAATTAGCTATGTTAGACGATTTACTATCCGATGATGATGCACGTTCGCCCACTATTATTGAAAGTGTGGAGAATACTGTGTATTCAGCCATCGATTATGCACTACACCCTAAAAAACGTAAAGTAATTTGGTCGGGTACCCCCTTTAATGCTAAAGATCCACTGTATAAAGCAGTCGAATCTGGTGTATGGCATGTATCAGTGTACCCAGTATGTGAGGAATTCCCTGTTGCACGAGAAGATTTTAAAGGCGCATGGGAGGACAGATTTGATTATGACTATGTAAAAGATCAGTACGATAAATCTAAAGGCGCTGGCAAACTAGACAGTTTTAATCAAGAATTGATGCTCAGAATTATGTCTGAAGAAGAGCGTTTAGTACAGGATGGAGATCTTACCTGGTACAAGCATGCTAATGTCAAGACTAATATGGGAGCATTTAATTTCTATATTACAACAGACTTTGCTACGAGCACTAGAGAAAGTGCTGATTTTAGTACAATCAACGTCTGGGCTTATAACAATAATGGGGATTGGCTCTGGGTAGATGGATTTTGTAAACGTGCATTAATGGATGAATCGATAGACAAACTCTTTAGTTTAGCACAAAAATATAGTCCCCAGGAAGTAGGTATCGAAGTAACAGGACAGCAGGGGGGTTTTATATCTTGGATACAAAATGAACAAATGAATCGAAATATCTATTTTACGTTGGCAAATGGTCGAGGTAAAACTACTCCTGGTATTAGACCAAATAAAGATAAAATGAGTAGATTCCAACAAATTGCATTGCCTTTATTTAAAGCGGGGAAAATATGGTTCCCCGAAGAATTGAAAGAGTCAGATGAGTTAGCAGAAATGTTAGTTGAAATATCATTAGCAACATTTAAAGGATTTAAGTCTAAACATGATGATCAATTAGATAACATATCTATGTTAGGTGAGTTTAATGCATGGAAGCCTAGTGAAGTGTCAACAGGGGAACATGGAGATGGTTCTATGTTATGGGATGAAGAAGAAGAAAAACCTAGAGGTAGCAGTTCTTATTTCGTTTAAATAGGTTTACATAGCAATTTTATGGTGGTATGATAACTAAAACTATTTTCAGGACCTCCTATGTTAGTATCTGATTATCTATCCCATATTACAAAAGGTGAAGTCAAGCAATTATATTTAAGTGATATAGGAACTACTTCTCCTAACGCAATACAACAAGCAAATATTGATATACTTATCACCTACATTAATGAAGCTAATCTAGAACTTCATAAACACTTTGGTTTAATACAAAAAGAATACGTTTTAACAAACGTTACGAATAATACACTACATAGTATTCCAACAGATTTCCTGTATGCGGTTAGTGCTACATTTGATGATGGTAGAGAAGTTGCAATTAATAATGAACGAACAAACTTTATAGATGATATAGATTACAATGTTTCAGTTCTATTTCCAGCACCATTTAAAGCTTTAGTTAAAGGTCTAGATACTTTGAGTCCACCTAAAGATGATATTAGTATAGTGTATGTTTCCATCCCTGCAGTCGTAACTTTAACAACAGATTTCATTGATCTACCTCAAGTATATAATGAAGCTCTTTATAACTATGTAGCTTATAAAGCACACGCTTCTGTTAAAGGTGATATGAAGGCTGAAAATAACACATATTATTTAAGATACAATGAAAGTCTCAAGAATATTAGATTATTAGGAATGAAAAATTCTGATAATTTAGATAGTAATGTTAAATTAGATGATAGAGGATTTGTATAATGGCTAATTTCCACTCGTTCTCCCCCAATGATGTAACTAGTTCTGTTGTACAGTACTATTCTACAATTGAATTAGTAGCAGGTGATACTATGCCTGAATTAAATATTATATTAAAAGATAGTAATACAGCCCTTTCAGGACAAACACTTGATGCTACAAATCATGCAACCTGGGCAATTATTAGTTTAGCTGCAGTAAATACAGTCAAAATGAAGTTTAGAAAAACAGATACAACAGCTATATTAGAAACAATTACTTGTTCAATAGTTGGTGATGGTACTGCTGGTAATGTAATTATGACGTGGCTTGCTGATACATTAGCAAGTGCTGAAGGAATATATGAAGGTGAAATAGAGATTACTTATGATAATGGTAAGATATCTACTGTTCGCGATCTATTAAAATTTGATGTAAGAGCAGGATTCTAAAATGGCTAAAAACCTAAGAGCAGTTGTTACAGTTCAAAAGGCACAAGTTACAGCTAATTATGTTAAAGATGAAGCTGTAACAAGTTATCAAAAAGCAGAGGCTGTTGCCTCCCGTACTGACTTTTCTTTAAATCAATGGTTTTATGAAGACTATACAGAGGTTGCTTCATCACATACTGGTATATTATTAGCTGAACTTTATGTCACACTTGTAAATAAAAATTTATCAGAAACTCTTACACTATCTGAAGCGTCCGCATTAGATTTTAATAAACCTACAACTGAAACACTAAGTCTATTAGAGTCATTTGCTAAAGCTGTTCAATTTCAAAGAAGTTTTACAGATGCGTTCACACTAGATGATGCAGCTTCAATTGATAAAGATTATTATGGTAATAAAGGTAATGTTGCCTTTATGCTTGATGTTATAGGATTATCTACAGCCAAGATAGCTACAGAAACTGTTACAGTAGGAGATGTATATACTGCTGTTGTTAATAAAGTAGTCACTGAAAACCTTAGTTTAATTGAAACTCAAGCAAAAGCTTTTACTTCACCTAAAACAGATAGTTTTTCAGCAACTGATCTTTTTTCAATGTCGCGTGGTTTAAATAAGAGTGATTCAATTAGTTTTTCGGATACACACTATGCAACATTAAGTAAGATTGTTAATGAATCAGTAACAATGTCAGAGGTTGTAGGAATTGGTACAGGAATTCCTATTACTGAGTCATTTTCAATGGGTGATAGTATAATATCGGAAATCAATAAGGTAATAGCAGATGCATTTACTTTAGACGATAGTGCTTTAATAGATAAAGATTATTACGGCAATAAAGGAAATATTTGTACAGTATCAGATGTAATAGCTCTTGCTATTTCATATGTTCGAGGTTATAGTGATTCAATTAGTACAAGTGATTCGGCAAGTATTGCGAATATTTCAGGCAAGGTGCTCAATGGAGCATCTTTTAATAGGATAACATTAAACTAGGAGTTTAATATGATACATGATGATTTAAAACTAACGGGTGCTCTCACTATTGCCGTGAATGATGAAATAGTGCAAGAAACCGAAAATCTTGTGGTAACAGCAGGTAAAAACTGGGTTGCTGATAGGATGAATAACGCTAATGCAGTTATGTCACATATGGCAGTAGGTACAGGAACAACAGCTGCGGCTGCAGGAAATACTGCTTTAGTAACTGAAACTGATCGTAACGCTCTAACATCAACAACTGTAACAGATAACGCAGTTGCTTATGTTGCAACATGGGCTGCGGGTGATGCTACAGCTGCTCTTACAGAAGCTGGTTCATTTGATGCTGCTTCAAGTGGTGACATGTTAGCACGTACAGTATTTTCAGTAGTAAACAAAGGTGCAGCTGATAGTATGACTATCACCTGGACAATAACTGTAAGTTAACATGGCAGTTAAATTCAGTAATAATGCTTCTGCTTTATTAGATGGAGCTATTACAAATTCAGCAACTTCAATAACACTTGATGATGTTTCGGAGTTTCCGACATTAACAGGGACTGATTACGCATATTTAACATTATCAAATGCAGCTGCAACTTCTATTGAAATAGTAAAAGTTACAGCTATTAATACAGGGACCAAAGTTTTAACTGCGGTTAGAGCGCAAGATGGCACCTCTGCATCAGCATTTGCAGATGGTGATATTTGTGAATTACGATTAACAACGGCTCTATTAACTGATAAGGTTAATGAAGCTGCTGGAGATGGTGGAGTTGCAATGTCTATCGCATTAGGTTAGGAGTAAAAAATGGCGAATACGTTTAAATTAAAAACCAAAGCTGGAATAGATGCTTCCTTAGTGACGGTATATACAGTGCCTAGTTCTACTACAACAGTAATAATTGGTCTCACAATTGCTAATATAAAAGGTGCTTCCGTTACTGCTGATGTTAAAGTAATATCAGATACTTCTGATACTGAAACTAATGCAGATGTATATATTGCAAAAGATATTCCATTACCAGCAGGTTCTTCAGTAGAAGTTATGGCAGGTAATAAAATTGTTCTTAAAGCAACTGATGCAATTCAGGTAAAGGGGTCTGTAGCTGATGCCGTAGATGCAACGCTCAGTATTATGGAAATAACATAGGAGATTTAATATGCCCTATATAGGAAAAGAGCCAGCAAGAGTTCCAGTAACTGCTGCTGATATCCCTGACGATAGTATCACAGCCGCTAAAATTTTAGATGGGGTTATAACTGCAGCCGATATTGGAGCAAATGCAGTAAACACCTCAGAGCTTGTAGATGATGCAGTTACAGCAGATAAACTAGCTAACTCAATTAATACTGAGATTGCTGCTAATACTGCTAAGACAACAAACGCTACACATAGTGGTGAAGTAACAGGTGCCACAGCCCTTACTATTGCTGATAATG